GGTGGGAATTTAGGGGATTTTGGGGGATTTTGCAAAGGTCTCGGCCTTTTTGTTTTTGAATATTGTAAGTGATTGTAGAATTAAGAAATGTGGGGTGGTGTTAGTTTTGTCATAGATATATAACGAGAAAAAAAGGCGGAAATTATTGAAAGGCTAAGGAAATTTAAAAAAGTGGGGGAAATTTTAGAATTGCGAAAAAAGCGCGAAATCTGACAGATTTTTGTCAGTTTCGCGCTTTTTTTGTCATGGGAATTATCGGGAAGTTGTTTATTTTGATATGCCGCAGCTCCAGAGGTATTTGCCGAGGATTTGGAAGTCGGCAGGGGTGGTGGCGGACAGGGTTAGTTGGGTTGTCGGGTAGATGGATTTATTTGGGTTGTCGCTGATGATGTTGAGCGTATCGGCGGTCAGGCGTTGCAGGCGTTTGACTCGGAGTTCGTCTTGTTGTCGAAACAGGTAGATTCCTTCACGGGTGTAGCGCGTGGCGGTTTGCCATAGGACGGTGCCTTGGTCGATTAGGGTTGGAAACATGCTGTCCCCGTCGATACGGGTACAGAAGCAGTCTGCGGGGGAGAGCTGCAGGTGTTTGAAGAAGGCGGTTCGGAACCACATGGCTTCGGGGTCGGTATCCCACGGTATTGCGCCGCTGCCTGCGCTGGCGAAGACTTCTTTGTAATAGCGGACGGGTACGATGTCGCGCGTATCCTGACGCGCCGCCCAGTCGGCGTAATCCATATTTTCGAGATGCGGCACATCGGGCTGAGTGTCGCGGACTTCAAGCGGCGTGTCTGTATCCGCGCCATCTATCAAATGGAGCAAGCCTTTTTGTTCCAATTCTTCAATAACGTAAGGAGGAAGAGGGTAGATTCTTTTAACCCCTTTCTTCCCACCTTGTGAAGGTGCTTCTTCATATTCCCAATGCTCTCTTTCTGCCCTGTATTGAATGGCGCGTGTTGTATTCGGCAGACTTATTAGGTTCAACTGGGTAATCAAATTCTGAATTTCAGAGATACTGAATTTCGGCTCTTTCATTTCCATGCTCCAATCAAAAACATGGAAAAAATCTTAGAAATTATTTTCATATTTAAAACAATCACTTGTTAAAAAAGCATGGAAAAGCATGGAAATTTTAGTTGCGAAATAATTTCCAAGTTATATAATTTTAAAAACAGCGAAACGGCGACTTTAAAACAGTATAACCGATTTTGCAGCGTTCTTTAACAATTTGGAAATAGCCAAAAAAATGACGGGTATTCGACCCGTCAGGAAGGAGACTGTTTAACAGGTCGTCTGAAACGGTTCGGACGACCGATTAAGCGGTTTTGCTTAGATACTTTATACAGAAAGGAATCAAAATGAAGCACATTGCAAATATTATGCAGATGAACGATTGGGATATGAATCAAGAAAGTACAGTGGGGCGGATATTGGAATATGGTCGCGGGAAGACTAAAAAATTCGTCATCGAATGGTTGGGTGGAGAGAAAACCGAAGTGAAAGGCGGTTATTACGATGCCTGTGCTATAGGTTTGAATGCTGATACTTGGAACTTTATTCGTCGAATTTAATAAGGTTAAACAGGTCGTCTGAAACGGCGGACGACCTGTCTAGATAATAAAGAAAGGAAAACGATGAGTGGTATGCATCCTGAAATGATACGGGCGGAAATCAAAATGAAGGGACTGTCGCTTGCCGATGTGGCTGCGATGGCAGGTATAGGCGAAAGCACAGTGCGTCAGGCTTTGAGAAAGCCGTCGACTGCCGGCGAGATGGCGATTGCGAAAGTGTTGGGCAAGCCCTTGTATGAGCTGTGGCCTGAACGGTGGACGAAAGACGGGCGGCGCATCCGCCCCCGCTATGCTTATTTATATAAAGAGGCGGCAGCATGAAAACGCATTATTCGATTTCCGAGTTATTGGAAATGAACTTGGAAAAATTTCCTAAGACGAACAGAGCAATCTTATATAAGGTCGAACGAGAGAAGTGGTCTTTTATTGAAGCCTCTTGTCAGGGTGGGAAAAACGGCAAACGCCGCGAATATGCACCGCCCCCGGAGGTGTTGAAACTGATTCAGGCGAAGAAGTTGAACGAGGTTTTGGGCGGTTTGTCAGATTTGCCCGCCCCTCTGTCGTCTTCTGAAGAAAAAAGCAGCGAGGCGGTGGGGCTGCCCTCTCCCGATGTGAGAGGGGGAGAGTTGACCATCGGCGTTGCGGACGGCTCGACGGAGCAACAACGGCTGTGCGAATCGGCACGACGCGGGGTTCTTTCCGCGGTCGAGCGGGTAATGGCGGAATCGGGCGTATCGAAGGAGGCGGCGATGACGACTGTTTTAACGCAGGCGAAGATGCCTGGCTTCGAGCATATTGCGAAGCTGTTTTCTTTGGCTGCCGACGGGCGCGGCGGCGGTGGGAAGCTGCCGAGCGTACGGACCATCAAGCGGTGGTTTGCGGCGCGGGAATCTAACAGCCTTGCGCCGAAATCCAGAACCGAGGATATGAACGTCCCGTCTTGGCTGCCTGTGTTTTTGGAATGCTACCGGCTGCCGATGAAGCCTTCTGTTTCCGAAGCTTACCGCTTGTTTGTGAACAGGCTGGAGGGGCTGCACTCTCCTTTGGGAAAAGAGGCGGATGTGCCGAGTATCCATCAGGTGCGCCGGTGGTTGGGCAAGCTTGGCAATGTGGAGCGTGAACGCGGACGCCGCGGCGCGCGGGATTTGAAAAATATCCTGCCGCACAAACGGCGCGATTTCCTGCACTTGAAACCTGCCGCCATCTACACCGCCGACGGTCATACGTTTGATGCGGAGGTGTTGAATCCGTTATCGGGGCTGCCGTTCAGACCTGAAATTACGACGGTTTTGGACGTTGGCACAAGACGGTGTATGGGCTGGAGCGTGGGGCTGGCGGAAAGCCGGTTTACCGTGCTTGAGGCTTTAAGCCACGCGAGCCGCGCGGCCATCGGTGCGCTTTGGTATGTGGACTGGGGTCGTGGCTTTGAAAACTTGATGATGACGGATGAGGCAACTGGTCTGATGGGCAGGCTGGGCATGACGATGACGCATTCGCGGGCTTATAACTCGCAAGCGAAGGGCGCGTCGGAACGCAGCCATAATATTTTCACGCGGGCGGCAGCGAACCTGCCGTCTTTTGTGGGGAAAAATATGGACGATGAGGCGCGGCAGAAGCTGTTTAAGCTGTCGCGTAAGGAAGTCCGCCTGCACGGGAAGATTTTGAATTCGCCGATTCCGACTTGGGATGAGTTTAAGGGCTATATCGAACGGGTGGTGGACGAATATAACGACCGACCGCACCGTTCGCTGCCTAAGTTTACCGACCGTGAAGGAAAACGCCGGCATATGTCACCTAATGAGTTTTGGGCTTTGAAGGTTGCGGAGTTTGGCGAGCCGCCAAGAGTGTCGCCGGAGGAGGAAGGGTATTTGTTCCGACCGCAGGTGATGCGCACGGTACGGCGCGGAGAGGTATCGCTGTTCAGCAATACCTATTATTCCGCCGAACTGATGGAGTTCAACGGCGAAACGGTCAGGGTCGGCTACGACGTGCAGGACGCGCTTTGGGTTTGGATCTACGACGATATCGGACGCCTTATCTGCAAAGCGGAATGGCATGGCAACTCGACGGATTATATGCCTGTCAGCGTCTTGGAGCGCGCGGAAGACAAACGCAACGACGAGCGTCTGAAACGCAACGAGCTGCAACAGCAAAACATTCTGAAAGAACGCCGCGTACCGACCATCGAACATCAGGACTCGGTCAATATCGGTGGAATGGTGCTGGATATGAGTCAAATCAAGGCTAAGGCTGCCGCATTGGCAGAACGCCGAAACCGTGAGGACGATGTGGTTGTAGAAGTGGCGGCAGTGAAGGCAGTTGAAAAGCCGTCTGAAATGGAAGCTGCTGCGGGCTGGTCGGTACCGTCTGAAGCGTCGGAGCGGTTTGCGCTGTATCAGCGTCTTTGCGGTCAGACGGATTTGCCGCCGCAGGCGCAAAGATGGCTGGAGCGGTATCCGCAAAGCAATGAGTATAAGGCGTTGTCCAAACGGGCGATGCTGGCTTGATTTCAGACGACCTTTCGGGGTTTTAAACAAGGTTTATTCACTAATTTAAAAGGATTTTAAAAATGAAAATTGCAAATATCAACAATCTGTCTTTGGTCTCTGTTGCGATGGAGCGTTTGGTTAACCGTCAGGACGGTTTGCCGGGTTTGGGTGTGTTATACGGCCCTTCGGGTTTCGGGAAGACGACGGCGACTGTGGCGGTGGCGAATGAGACACGCGCTTACTATGTCCAGCTGCGCAGCGCATGGAGCAAAAAGACGTTGCTGGAAAAAATCTGCTTCGAGATGGGCTTGCCGCCTGCCCGGACGGCGGCGGGTTGTTTGGATGTGATCTGCGAACAGTTGGCCGCCAGTCAGCGTCCGTTGATTTTGGATGAGGCGGACTATTTGGTTACGCATAAGGGATTGGTCGAGCTGGTGCGCGACATCTACGAGGGCAGCCAAGCCCCGCTGATGTTGGTGGGCGAGGAGATGTTGCCGACCAAGCTGAAGAAATTCGAGCGTTTCCACGGTCGTGTGTTGGCTTGGGTACCTGCGCAACCTGTCGATTTGGCAGACGCGGAAGAGTTGGCGAAGGTTTACGCGCCTGATTTGACGTTTGAAAAAGATGCGCTGTCTTATTTGGTGGATTTGGCGCACGGTTCGGTACGCCGCGTAACGGTCAATCTGGTCAATCTGTTGGAGCTTGCCAACCAGCAAGGCTTGGATACGGTAACGCGCGAGGTTTGTGCGAAAGCCGACCTGTACAAGGGCGAAGCACCTAAACGCGGAGTCAAATTATGAGCGTGACGACATTGACGAAGCCCCGCAACCGCCGACAAGAGATTTGGAACTGTCTGCGGGGCAATAAGGACAGGCTTCAAACTGTCTCTGAAATAGCCAAAGCCTGTCAACTGAGCGGGAATACGGTGTACAAGTATCTGATAGCTCTTAATAAAGGCGGGTTTGTGTCGATACAGAAGGGTTCGGACTTTTGCAGACCGTACGGATACCGGCTGGAGCGGGATGCGGGTGTGGATGCGCCACGCTTGTCTGATGACGGTCAGCCGTTGAAATGCCCGGTAACGGAAGCCTTATGGCGGACGATGCGGATTTTGAAAACCTTTGACTTAGACAGCCTGACGGCCCACGTCAATATGACACACCCTGTCAGCCGCAGTATGGCCAAGGTTTATGCGCAACACCTTGAAGCGGCGGGGTATCTGAAAAATACGGGCAACGCGCGGAAAAAATCGTTTGTCCTTTTGAAGAATACAGGGTCGAAAGCACCGCAGCTGCTGGCTGTCAGAGAGGTGTACGACCCGAATATCAACGAAATTGTATTAAGGGAGGTTCCTGATTATGAATGAAAAAGATTATATGAAAGAAGATTGGTACGCGGTTTTGAAGGAAGAGGTCGCGAAAGACGGGCTGATGAAGACTGCGGCAAAGCTCCGATACAGTGCGACAAGCATCAGTCTGATTTTGAACGGCAAATACAACGGCAAGCCTGACAAAGTGGCGGCGAAAGTGGCGGATGTGTTCCGTAAGGTGATGTGTCCGTTTGAAGGTCGACGGATGGAACGTGCCGAATGTATTGAAATCTCTCTCTCCCCCGCTCCGACGCATAACCCTATCAAAATGCAGCACTGGCGGGCGTGTCAAAAGTGTGAAATTAAGCCATGCGAGAAACGTAAAAAGGCCGTCTGAAATGAGACAAGAATATGCGGTACACGCCGGAGTCTATGAGGACACTTGGCACGATTATGAAACCCATAAACGGCGGAAAATTTGGCGGGCGGATGTACGCGGCAAGCGGAAAGAAGGCTTTGCATGGTTGCAAATCCGCCGACTGCGGAAACGCTTCGAAAGCAAAGAGGAAGCCAAGGAATGGGCGGCACAAGTGAAGGCGGATTGGGTGCGCAATAATTTTTTTGCCTTGAGAAAATATTAAGTAATTGATTTATAAGGAAATAGGAAAATGTCTAATTTGTTTTGCGAACGAAAAACCAAGTGGATCGGTTTGGCTTTTTGGTTGTTGTTTTGGGCGGTTTTGGTGGGAACGATGCTGCACAGCTGCTCTAAGCCGGTGGTGTCGGCGGCGAAATTGGAAATGTCGCGCCGCGAGCGTATGGCGGATTTGGAGGCTAAAGCCTTGGGCGAGCAATACGAGTCAATGAGCGTAGAGGAAAAAATGAAAGGGATTGTTTATGAGCGATAAGCCATTGAGCCCTACGGCGAAACGAGAGGCTTTGGATCGGGCGGTAAAGGAAATCCGCGCGAAATATGGCGATAAGGCGATTATGAAAGGATGTGTGAAATGAGTTTCGGACGACGTAATACGGATTGGCAGGCTTGGGGACAACACCGCAGGCGTGCGACGGCGCGAATGGCGCAAAAAAACAGAGAGCGTGAAATCGAAGAATATCAGGCGCGTTTCAGACGGCCTGCCGAGAAGAAGGAGGAGAAAAAATGATTTGGTTTGTTGTCGGATTGGCGGTGTTGGTGCTGCTGGGGATTTGGCTTGAAATGCTGGCCCGAATCGTCGTGTTGCACATGACAGGCAAATGGTATGACGACAATTAAAACGGTAAGCCGTTGATGTTGCTCTATATTTTTTTGCCTTGTTAGAAATATAAGGTATTGATTTAAAAGGATTTAAGAAATGAATCAAAAAGAAATTACCGAATGGCTCGAAGACCGTGGCGAGCTGATGATCATGAAGAAGGACGGCGAGGGATTTGTGATTGCTGCGCGGTCGCCGGACGGGATGTGGAAAACGGCGGAAGCGGAAACTTTGGCTCGGGCGATAACTTTATGGGAGGAAGCGTGATGAATATCACTAGACCAAATAAAGAAGACCTTGACGCAGTATGGGAACTGGTCGCGTTTTTAAACAAAATTGCGCAGGGTTTGAATCCGGTTTATCAACCCGCCGACCCAGAGGATGAAGATGATTTCGAATATCTGAGTGATGCACCTGCGGATGAAGTGTTTGAAGCTTTGGAATATAAGTCAAGCAATGCCGATTTGCCTTGGATTATGACCGTATTGGATACCTTGCTGTCTCCGCGTAACGGCATTGTTGACCAAGAATCTAGTGTTTTGGATTTCTCTCCAAATTTTAAACAGGCTATAAAGGATACGGAAAGGCTGGATTTCTTAATGGGAGTCGGGTCAGCCGAATTTTCAAAAGAAAATGGTCAGAAGGCCTGTTGCAGGTTAACCGGATACAGCATTAGAGGCTATGGAAGCAATTACCGCGAAGCATTGGATGATGTGATGAGAGAGTGGAAGGAGATGTGATGACTACCGGAATGATGATTTATCTATTGGTCTACGGGCTGATTGGTTTGGCACTGGTGGTTTTGGCACTGATGAGCCTGATTGAAAACTGGTTCAAACAGCGGACTAAAGCTGTTGTTTTGGATGCCTGCGGTATGTTTTTTGGGTTGGTTGTTGTCCTTGTAGCGTTTTTGGCGATTCTTGGGGTGATTAAATGATTGAAATCAGAGGTAAAAACTTTGTTGCGTACAACGCGAGTGAAAGTGTTTTGGAAAGCATCATTAAGGATGTTTTCTCTGGGGCGATGTTAGGGTTTTGTGTGTATATCAGTCATTGGTCAGCATCAGTGTTTTGGACATTTATCAGCGGTTTAATGTTTTTGTCTTATCTAGGCATTAAGTTGGGCAGGTTGATGCGTGACAAGCAAACTAAGTTTGAAACTTGGTCAGAGTTTAAGGCATGGATCGACAAACAAGCTGAACTTGAAAATCACTTGGCAGGTAATGTCCAGATCGTAAAAGGCAATGGAAATGTACAGGCTGGTGGCGATGTTTGGAAGGATAAACAATGAATATCGAAAAATTCAATCCCAAAAAAGACCCTAAATATAACAGTTTTATTTATCGGTTTTTGAAAAAGAACAAAAAAATAATACCGCATAGAGGTATGCCGGTTATCGCCAAATTTGACACACTGGGTATTTGGCGTATCGGGTGGCATGACACTGGCGGATGGTTTATCGGTGCTCCAATTGGTTTTTCATCTGGCGAAAAGGTAGAGATTTATGCATTTAAACCGGGCGGGAAAGTCATTGAAGAAGTCAAATGGAGTGATTACCAGCGTATCGGAGGCTGTGCCATTAATGAATTTGCGCACAAATGGCGCGAAATTAATAAAAACAGCCGGTGCTGCGAATACTGCGGCCAATGGATACGACGGAAAGTTAAAACCGAAAAAGTTATTCGCCGCCGCGATATTTGGGAGATTGAATCATGATTTGCCGTTGTCCTAACTGCGGGGCGGCCAACAGCTTGGATAGCTTGGTCAGCGACGCCGAAGCAGCCGAAGTGCTGAAGATATTGCTGGAACTTGATGCTGATATCGGGAAAGCGGCGATACGGTATATCGGTTTATTCCGCCCTGCCAAGTCCCAGCTCTCTTGGGCGCGTACCGCGAAACTGTTGAATGAGTTGCTGCCGATGATTAAGGCGCAGGAGGCGGCGCGTGATGGGGTTTGTTTTCCTGCCCCTACCGAGGCTTGGATTCATGGCTTTAACGAGACGGTAAACGCACGCGACCAAGGCCGTCTGAAAACGCCGCTGAAGTCGCACGGCTACCTGTATGAAATCCTTGCAGGCTGGGTCGGCCAGCCAAGCGCAGGGAACCAGACAGACCAACCAAACCGCCGCGCCGCTCTGCCAGCCAACCCCAGCCAAACCCTTACTGCAGCCGCGTCGCTGCAAGGACTGAAAAAATGAAAGAACTGCCTACCCAACTGCATAACGCCATGATCGACGGCCTGACCATGCTTTTGACCCTGCGTCTGAGCGGTTCGCCGGCTGCCGACACTGTGGCCGCCACTGCGCAAACATGGAGCCGTGTATTGGCGCACGGCCGGGCGTGGGACGAAGCGCGAGATGTACCGCGCTTTCAGACGGCCTTTATGGTGCTGGCTAGTGAAATGAGTCGCTGGCCTTCGCCCAAAGACTTTTTAGACAAGATTCCGCCGCCACCGGAGTCGTTGAAGCTGGAACACCACTACCACCCCACGGCGGAGGAAAAAGCGAAAGGGAAATCAGCTTTAAACCGCATACATGGCGCGATTAAAGAGGTATTAAAAGGCAAGTCACTGATACCGCCTCCGGCTGAAACCGCCTCCGAGCAGATTTTGAGAAACCGCGCGAAAGTTGAAGCACTTGCCAAGCGCGAACGCGAACAAGGCTTGAGCAAGCCGAAATGTTAAACCCAACCTGAAAGGAAAGAGAAAATGGCTAAAACCCGAATCAAACAGCCCGCTATCGAAGCGGCACAAGACAAAGCGGAAGTTACCGCATTTATCCGCCAAATCGGCGACTTGCAGCGCGAAGTCAAACGCCTGGAAACCGAAGCCGGAGACAAAAAAGCGGTCATCGAAGAAGAATATGCCGCCAAAGCCGCGCCGATGTGTGCCGAAATCATGAGTCTGACCGAACGTGTGGCCGCATACTGCGAGGCACATAAGGACGAGCTGACGGAAAACGGTAAAACCAAAACCGTGGACTTTACTACCGGCCTGATTAAATGGCGCATCCGTCCGCCATCCGTCAAGGTAACGGGCGTAGCCGCCGTCTTGGCGTGGCTCTCGGAGAAATCCGCCTTTGCCGAGTTTGTCCGCACGAAAAAGGAAATCGACAAAGACGCCATCCTGAATCAAAAAGAGCGTTTTTCAGACGGCCAAGTACCGGGGATTAAGATTGTGTCGGGGCTTGAGGATTTTGTGATTGAGCCGACTGAGCAGGAGTTGGTGTGATGGCAAAAATTGTTATTACGATAAAAGACGAGATGCCAGTAAACGGCTTGAACGGCGTGACCATCAGTTATGACGGCGATTTGGAGCCGCAAGGCGAACTGACGATGGCGCAGATGACGGCTTACAACATCAAGAAATTGATGGATGCGGTTGAGTTTGAGACCGCAAAAAGGATGATTAAAGCAAGCTGACCCACGGCGGGAAACAACCCGCCATTTTTGAAAAAGGATTAGATATGTGGTTTAAACAAGTTACTCCATTCCGTTTGCCGGAATTGCCTGAAAAACGCTATTTAGATGAATCTCTTGGAAGTAGTTGGTTTAAGAAACTCAATGGATTCGACTGGTTTTCCGAGGGCTTTACTCACCCAAATGCGTTTACCGAACTTGCCGTGTTTGAAGCGCAAAAGACTATGCTTATTACCCTGAAGCGCGAAGAAAAAGTGCTGCCGAATGCAGTGATTAAAAACAATCTGGACGAAATCGTTAAAAAAATCGAAGCCAGAGAAGGAAGAAAAGTCGGTCGTAAAGAAAAGAACGAGCTGCGCGAAAACCTAACCAGCAACCTGCTGACCCGAGCCCTAACCAAAAGCAGCTGCACAAATGGTCTGCTGGCGAAAGGTTGGCTGTGGACAGATACTGCCAGCCGCCATAAGGCAGAAAACCTGTTAATCAAATTGCGCGAAGCTCTTGGTGGTCTGACCGCTAAACAGCCAATTACCCGTCAATCGCCATCATCTTTGATGACCTATTGGCTGTTGCAGGGCGAAGCTCAGGGGCGGTTTGTGTTAGATAGTGAAGTTACCCTGGTCGGTGTGGGCGATGTTGCTCCCAAAGTTAAAATCAGCCGCAAAGACCTTACCGCCGAAGATGTGGTACAACACGCCAAAAACGGCATGAAAGTAACCGAACTTGGCTTGGTATGGAATGACCGCGTAGCATTTATTCTGACACAGGATTTAACACTGAAACGTATCCAATGGCTGGACGTTGTGCAGGAAGAAGCTGAAGGCAGCTGCGATGATGCGGAAAGTATGGCTTATGCCACACAGCTACTGATGGCGGCTGCACTGAGTGTGATTCTTGGTGAGTTGGTGGATTTACTGGGGGGTTGGCAGGAATGATGGAGGGTTGGGATGGATTCTGAAGGCTGGGATTTTTAAAGCTTGATTAAAGGCCGTCTGAAATGGGGTTTAAAACCTGTTTCAGACGGCCTTTTTTATGTCTGTCAGTTTCGCAAAAAAAAACATCGACTTAATACTATATATTGTATTTTATTGGTATAATATGCGCTAATTTATACTATATGTTGTATTGGAGAAATAATGCGCCGTGCGTTGATTGCAAAAATTAAAATCGCTCAAAAGGAGCTGGGCTTGGATGACGGTACCTATCGCGCGGTGTTGGAGCGTGTGACGGGCAAGCGGTCTTGTACTGAGTGCAGTATCCCCGAGCTGGAGCGCATGGTCGAGGATTTGCGCCAACATGGTTTTACGCCTAAAAAAACGGCAGGCCGACGACCGAACCGCCGCGATTCTGCCGACCCGATGATGCGCAAAATCGAAGCCCTGCTGCTGGATAACGGCTGGACCTGGAATTATGCGCACGGTACGGCGAAAAAGATGTTTAAGGTTGACCGCGTGGAATGGTTGTCCGACGGCAATATGCACAAGTTGGTGGCGGCGTTGCAGATTGCGGCGAACCGAAAGAAGAAGGAGGCATAGGAATGAGCGTAAGTTGGGAGATGACGGAGCAGGATTTTGAGGATGTGAAACATCTTCTGCCGCAGAGCGTGGTGGCGATGATTACGGTCATCGGGCTGGAGGCAACATTTCACATGGTCAAGGTATGGGGCGGAACGAATTATCCGATTTCCAACCGCCGGCGCAATACGCGCCAGAGCCGAATCTTACACGCACAACTGGTCGAGGACATTGGCGAGGAGGCTGCGGGACGATTGGAGCGAGCTTATGCCGGTCAACCTTTCTTGGCCATTCCGCGCTGCTGGGACGCGATGCGCGAGCTGCGCAACCGATTTATCCGTCGCCAGTATGATGCGATGAGCGCGGAGGGTTTGAGCGATTTGGTTATTGTGCGCGAGCTGGTGCTGGCTCATCGGCTGTCTACGCGCAATATCCGATACATTTTGAAAGAGGCCGACCGCGAGGCGGCAGCAAGAGCGCAGACGGATTTATTTGTAGCTTGATTGTGTTGTGTGTTTCTTGTGAGTGGACCTTTGCCCTGCTTTTTGCAGGGCTTTTTTTGTCTGCGGAACAGTAAGTGCATTTGTGCCGACCGTCTTATGCCGTCTGAAAGGGTTAAATAAGGTTTTGAAAATAAATTGTGATTTGATTTTCGGAGATGTTTATGGGCAAAACTGTAACTTTAACCGCCGGCCACAGCA